CTAGATCGCAATAATTTGCCATTCTTTGCCTCGGTCATCATTATATTTATCAGTCATTTTCTGTGACTTATGACCAAGGAGTTTCTGAGTATTGATGCCTTGTTCTCTATAGAGTCTTTCAGATAAAGAACGTTGTTCATGAAATGAAGGTGCTGATCTTTCTGGCCATGTTAACCCACATTTATCTCTCGCTTTCTTAAAGGTTGTGGTTAATGTGTTTGCTGTAACTTGTTCACCGCGCTGTGCTTGAGAAGTTGTATGGCGATAGTGCACAAGATACTGGCTAAGAACGGTATCACGACATTTTGAAATAACTTGTTTAAGTGTCATATCAATTGCATCACACTTAATTGACAGAGGAATAGCTAATTTAGATCCAGTTTTCTCTTGTTCAATGTGCAACATATCATCCCAAATATCTGAAAATTTCATTTTGGCTATATCACCTATGCGCTGACCTGTTACAAGTGCTAGTAACATTCCGCACTGCAAATATGGCGGATGGTTTTCGGCTTGTTCATAAATAACTTTCCACTCTTCGAACGTTAGACGTTCACGTTTTACTCTATTTCGAGGCTGTTTTGTCGCAAGGGCAGGGTTATAACCAGGAGGAACGTGACCTGCATGCTGTGCTTCCTTAAATACATCTATTAAAACCATACGTACTACTTGGGCCATTCGGTCATGACCTAAGGCTTTCACTGAATCAGTTATTTTAGCTATTTCCAACGCTGTGATGTCTTTAAGTGAAAATAATCCACAGTGTTGCTTGAATAAATTAATAGGCTTAATTTTTTGTTTGTATGAATTAGGTTTTAATTCACCAAGCTCAACGCGCTCTTGTTGTATTTCTAAATATTTATCTACCCAATTAGAAACGCTGATCCCTATTTTTTTATTTTTGATATTTGATAGGCGATCATTAATGCTTAAAATTTGCTTTGTTTGTTGTTCTGCAATAATTGTATTTGCCTGTGATGCCACTAGAGCTGCTTCATCGGCATCTGTACCGAGGCTGTGAAATACTCCAGTTAAAGGATGTTTGTATTGCCAATATGTCTTTCCATTTCGTTTATCTAATTTTCGATATAGATTTGGAATGGTGATTTTATGAGAACGAGGTCTTGCTGCCATCTGATAAGATCCTCAGTAATTTTTCATTTGCCTGTGTTGGTAATTGAGGTTTAGTGACTAAACCTACATACCTCGAATCACGGTCTATCATCCAACGTTTACCAACCTTTAAAGCCGGCGGGATCATCATGTTGGCTTTGGCGTATTTAATTAAGACTTGCTGAGTTGGTGCGCTATCGCCAAATTCTAATTGTGCCCATGCTTCTAGTTTAATCATTCGAGACATCATAGCCTCCTGTGATATTTTCTTTCATCTTGGTCTTGCCTCATCATCGACAAAATAATCGTATCTGCGGTATTACAAGCACGTTTTATTTCAGCTTCAGTGCATGGTCTGTTTTTTACACTTGCAGCTAACTTGCCTAATTTAATATCGAATTCAGTTAATAATTGTTCCTCGGGCGCCCAAGGGGTTAGTTGTGGTTGTTTCATGGCGGCTACTCATTATTGAATAAACCGCCATATTAATTATTACTAAAGAACAAAACTGATTAAGCTTAATCAGTTTTTAGCCGGTATAACCGAGTCAACCGGGTAACACTCTGCGATTTTCCCTTTGCCGGCTTCAATTTCTCTATCGATTAAACAATTAATTTCATCAGGATAGATATAACCATATGGCTCAAACTGACAATTTATTGCACTACATACGAGTAAAAATAAACCAAACATTATTTCCCACCTTGCTGCTTCGATACCGGTGGCTGTATTTCAATTTTGATATTTGCCGGCAAATCATAGGAGACTTTGCAGCGGCGGTCAGTTGAAATAAAACCGTACGATCCATCAGGTAAGATAATTTTCACTTCCTGGTCTTTTTGATGCACATGTCTTAGCATTGGTCTTGCCTCTTGGTTCGGTCATGAATTGCAATTTTGATTCTGGCCAATTGCAATACAGTCGGTTTATGTTCAGCAGATGCTCCTGAAAAGTATCTATTGATGATTGCATGCTCTTTTATTGAAATAATCATCAAATTAGCGATATCACAGTTTTGCTTATTATCATCAATAAACTTAATTACATGTCCGCAGGGGATCGGGCCGTTATGCTGTTCCCAAATTAGTCTATGTTTTAATTCCCACTTGGAAGGTTCGGCTATTTTTACTTTGACATAGCCATCTTGTGTTAAGGCTTCGGTACCTACAAGCTGGCGGTTATGTGGTTTTCTTCCCCTTTTAAATGACCCACTGTTAGGCTTTACTAGCCCTTTAGTGCCTTTATTGTAGGGAGTGTTACCCTTGCTAAATTTGCCCGAACGGCCAACATTCAACCCCAAGCGCTTACGGAATCCATTAATGGCCTCGCGTGTGCGTTCCGTATTAAATTCCTGATTAAAACGTTTAGTTAACTCATCTAAGCGCAACATATAGTTTGCATACATCCAATTGCACATTTGCTTGGTATAAGTAAACCTAGCCATCATTTCACCTCTAAATAACTTGGTGATTGCTTAATCTGGTCGTTATATTTTAACCGGCTGACAGTTAACGCTAATTGCCCGTTGTGAATAATTTGTGACGCAACAGCAGAGACGGCTTGAGCGCGTTTAATTTCTTCTGTTAATTCATTACCCTTTAAATCTTCATCAGATAAACGCTCTAGTTGAGCAAATAAATGATTATGTAAGTCTTCTAAATTATTTTTCATAATCTATACCCCGTGACATGTCACGCTAATGAATAACAACGGTTTGTGTTGGGTAACCCAGTTGTAGTAAAACCGCTTTTTTTACCATCGCCAGCGTACGTTCTTCTTGGGTTGTCACATGTTCAGTTGTATCGGTAGACCACTCTACGCTGCACTTATTGCTTGCTTCATCGTGAGTAATAATCACTTCAAGTTTCATAGCCATAATGTCTCTCCTGATAATGCGCCCAGTAATGGGCGCTATAGATATTAACGAACCATCAATGAACGGTCACCGACTTCTAAGTGAGCACCAGGAACGTCGATACCATTTTCAATCGCCTCTTTAATTGCTTTTTTGTCGGGCGCCGTAATGGTTTGAACATCAACGAGAGCATCGGGAAGAGCCGCTTCATTATCAATGATGACTCGAACAACACCGGCGCGAGCCGTGAAAGTATTCTTAGTTGTTTTTAGCTTATCCATGCCTGAAGTTAACAGGCAATCCAACGCGTATTTTTTGAGGTTCTTAACCTGATTCTCGAAGGATTTTTTGCGATCAGCTAAGCGTTTGGATTCCTCATCCAATGTCTTGGCTTGCCCCTCTAAATTACGGGCATGAAGCATAATTGCATCGAGCTTATCGCCTAGCTCACCTTCAATACCTTCTAGCGTATCGGCGATATCCTCGGGGGAGAACTCACCAGTCTCAACGAGTTGTTGTAATTTGCTGTAGTCAGCAGCCATTGCAATGGCAGTTGTCTTGGTCATTAGATTGCCTCTTCTTTCTGATTAAGTTGGTCTAAACACTCTTTTTCAATTTCATTTAACCGGCGTAAACGACCGTTTAAATATCTTTCATATTCAGTATCACCACGTTGTTTAGCTAATTTAGCGTGGGTTGAGATTTCACGGGTAAGGGTTGAAGTAATACCACGTAATTCGTTTGCGGTGACAGCACTGCGCATAGTCTCAGTGTGTCGAGAGAATTTCTCATCTAACTCTTTACGAACGCGAGTTGTATCTTCAGCATTGTCTGTCGCTGCTTTGATTTCATACTCGAGCTTATTGCTTGCAACATATTCAGGGTTATCATGCATACCCATGAATACATCAGAACTAAAGCCAAGCATAGATAAGGCTTTTTTGATTGCATCGGTGAGAGATTTCTTAATGGCTTCACCATCAACTTTCATGCCGTATTGAGTTTGGTACCGGTAAGGGGTGGCGCCATAACTTTCAAATTCGCCACGGGTTTCACATTCGATGATGTACCAAAAACGGATTTTGATTGAATGGTTTTGTTCGCAGAATAAAGATCCGTCACCATCACGTAAGAATCTAGTCGCGACTTGTTTGTTTCGCTCATCAAGAACAGGTTCTACAAGTGGCTTTCCATCAATCAGTTTTTCTTCAATAACTTCATATCCCCAACCTTCGCCAATAGGGCCGAATATCTCGGTAGCACGCATGAACATGTAAGTGCTGTTTATGCTAGTACCAACGAACCCCATACCTTCTAAAGGCTTGGTAAAACGTGCATCGGTACGTTGTACACGCTTCCAAATGCTGAGATTATCGCTATCGCCTTTATTAAGAACTTCATCTAATACAGAGGCGCGCTGTTGGAAATCATCTTGTTGAACATTGGTGACCTCAACTACCGGCTCAACTGAATGGTTAACAACAGTCGCTTGAGCTTGTTCGGTTTCTATAATAACTTCGTTCACAGGCTCTTTTTCTGTTTTAGCCGGCGAATCTTTTTTCTTACTCGAGCGTTTTTGTTTTTCTGGTTTAGCGGGTCCAGCTTCTTCTTTTGTTGTTTCATCATTAGCTGGCTTAGCATCTAAATTGTCAACGGCAAAACGACCACTACCGAGTGAGGTTACTTTAGGGCTATTGGTACCAAGTTTTGAATCAATAAACGCTTTACGGGCATTCGCATCATCAAATAGTTCAGGCTTCTCGCGTGCTTCTGTTACTAGTGCAAATATGTTTTGACGTGGGATATCTAGGATGCTAGGGAATGTACGCAAATCCATAGATAAGCGCTTCCAAGGTTTATCTTCAGTGCTGATAAGTTCTTTTGCTTTACGAATATCTGCACTTTTTGCATCGCTTGGTTTAATGTCCAAGAGTGCGAGGGCAATTTCGAGATCAAGTGCGGCATAATCACGTTTAAGGACAGGCTCGTCCTCAACGGGAGGAAGTTCAGGTTCCTCGGTTAACCAACTTTCACCAAGCGCCTTAGCATCTTCGATGGTGACATTATCGTCAGCATGCTCATAAACCGCCTGTGCAATTTCCATCGTGGCTTCAGCATCCATCAATGAAACTTTGGTGATTTCAGCAAGGCCAGTAGCAATATTACGAACTTTCGGGTCCTCTGTACTTTCATTGAGATACTTCAATGTGAAAGTGTATTGCTTATCAGTAATTTGAGTTTTACCAAACATCAGCAAAGCAGCTACGCGAGGTTTAGTAGCAAGTTTTTTAAATTCTTTATACTTAACTGGTTGCCATTTCTCACCGTCAAACTCATTTTCAACAGCAAATTTTTCATCGAACTGATCGAGTGCAGGGCGGGGCGAACCAACCGCGTCTTCACAAATGATAGGTTCATCAACGTTGAAGTTATCCATCGAATCAGGGAAAACCTCAGATAGCTTAATCATTGCAGTTGCAGCAGCAATTTTAGCATTTGCAGGATTGAGAGCTATTGTTAACGGTACTGCACCGTTATTAGTGCGAGCCTCGGTCGTAGGCTCAAATACACAGATAAATGTTGTCATTGGTCATGCCTCTTATTTTCCAGACTTGGCGAGCTTGATAGCTCGTTTTATTCCAGCTTGTTTAATGGTGGTTTGTTTATACTTTCCCTTTACTGGGTTTGAATAAGCAGTACCAGTTAATGGGTAATATTCAACTTGTCGCTTGCCACCGATAATAGAAATGTGTTGAGTACCAGAACTAAAATCACAGTTATTTTTATGTTCAATGACTGATAGTTCGGCATCTAGTACCGCATCAATAGCTAAGTTAACAGCATCCATCATATTCACCGTTAATAAGGGATTTGTTCATCAATTTTAGAAATAGGCTTGCCCTCTAAACAGAGAAGCATTTGGATCTTGTCTTCCAATAAGCTTGATTTCACCTGTGCATCAGCAAGAATTTTGTTTTGCTCGGCTTTGAGTGAATCAATCTCTAATTGAACTAGCTCAGTGTTTGATGGAGCAGTAAAGGGAATGTCGATAGTATGCTCTGCAATGACAAAGCCTAAACCAGATTCAATATCATATTTGAATGGATAAGGGCGGTATTTGTATGAACCGTCAAATTGCTTTTGTGCGTGGATATAAAGCGTAACACTTAGGGTTTTAGGTTGTGCTTTCATAGCAGCTCCTTTAAAATAGTGGTGATCAGTGATTTATCATTGGTCTTGCCTCTTCTAGCGTTTGGTCGCGCTAGTAGAACTCTCGGTTAGCTTTGGTCGGCGACCCGAGGTAAAGGAACCCACTTCGGTGGGTTTTTTTACGCCTGTAAATTAATGCCCGTCTTTCCGAGCTGTCAGGTCTTGCCTTGTAGCTTTGGTCGGTAATTAAATTCCCTGGTACTGCAAAAATTCGCTGTTACATCGTGGTAATCATGAAAGGTCGTGATGAGATCTTTGGTTCTCCTCCGACATAACAGCAAAACTAAATTTGGTTTGAACACCTATCAAAACACTTGCTGTATTTGTTTCGATGCATGCAATGATATGCATTAAACAAATATGCGTCAAGCGCATATTTGCGTGATGGGCATAATTAATTAGGTTTTTATTCACATCGATATGATTCTTATATAAAAATATTTTCCTTTGGGACGGTTAATATTGTATTTTTACTATTAATTGAATGAAAATTAATCTTAAATAACTAATGGGAAATTTAATCGAGGTGGTATATGAACTTGGATGAAGAAAAAATAAGACATGTGGTATCTGAGGTAGGTCAGGCAACTATTCGGTTACTAATGAATAGTGAAACTATAACTAAAGAAATGTTAATTGATGAACTAGAGCGCTATAGAAAAGAGGTGACAAACACCTTACATAAAGGTGCGTTACGCGACGCAGCTCAAGTAGTTAGAAGTATTAAATCATAATGAACAAAACAAAGCCCTCGGTACAATATGCACGGAGGGCTAGAATGCTTATTTAACTAAAGGAGGGACAAGGGTTAGTGGTTGTTCTCTATCACATTTGTCTATATATTTCGTGGGCTTAACTATGGCCGAAACGTAGTGCATTTTATCTACTTGGCTAGGCTCTAGTGTTATTGGTTTGTGAGCATTATTAATACTAGTGAATTGGTAGTCACCGTCTCTTGTTTTGTTAAAAATCTTTATCATGTTATGACCTTCGACAGTTCTAACAAACACTTCATCACCAGTCCTGACATTTGTATTTGGCTCAACAACGACATATTCTCCCGATTGTATCCGAGGCCACATACTATCACCTCTGACTTTTAGTCCATAAGCTTCCTTGTCATCGCTGTATATCTTTAACCAGCCATTATGGGATTCAATCATATCCACTGCACCATCAACACCAAGAAATGCCTCACCTATAACTTGGACCATCCCTGATGGAACTTTGCCAATATATTCAATATCATCTGATTGAGTTGGGGTTTCAGAAAAAAGTTCTGAAACAGTAACTCCTAATGCTGATGCAATTTTTACCAAGGTGTTTTCGCTATAGCCTTGAACATTTCTTTCGAGCCGAGAGATATTGCCCACATCGCTATTAATAGCGGTGGCTAAATCAAGGATTGTCATTCCTTTACTTTTGCGAATTTCTCTGATCTTTGTTCCAATTTTCATTCTGTTATTCAACTTTATTTATGCGTATCACACAAAGCGTATTGCGCATATTTGATTGTGTGTTAATATGCGCGGTACGCATTAAAAATTAAGAGGCGGTTATGCAAACACCATTAAGAAGAATTCGTATTGAAAAGCAGCTGACTATTTCTGAAGTTGCAAATGCAATTAATTGCGATGTGGGAAATTTAAGCCGATTGGAGCGAGGTGCTCAAGCCGCCTCATTAGAATTGGCTGAAAAGCTTGTAAAATTTTATGGCGAAAAAATCACAGAAATGCAAATTCTATATCCTAAACGGTACATGAAATAACATTACCAAATAACGATTTTAAAAACTGATTCTTAATAATCAATTTTGCGACAGGAGACGCGAGTAGATGAATTTTGATATCGATATTGTCCGATCCGAAATTGAGGACTGGGCGGCGGAGCAAGGTCAAGAGCATGTAGCTATTGAAGTTAGCCGTGCTTATTTACGCATTGTAAAAAACAGGTCACAAGGGCGTTTGCATGTGATTGAAGACGAATCGGGTAGGGCTGATTGGAAAGCGATTAATAATAACCGGCAACAGATATTTCGTTGGTTGCGTGGTGATTCCCCCGCATCTATCAGAAAAATAGCTGAGTTAATGCCGGCAATAGAAATTGCATTACCGGCTTCACGACTCGCCCGGGTTCGAGGTGATACAAAAAATTACCTAGCTTCAATTGCAATACAGCGATTTGCCGAGGCAATTAGCGAAATTTTATTAGAGGGTCGTGACATGTCACACCATATTAATAATGCAGTCATTGCGTTAAATGCGATACCACGTCAGACCAGCGTGCATTAATTCAAGAGGCAAGACCAATGCTAAGAACAATTGAGAAAATCACCTATCGCAATGGTTTTTTGTTGAACGGAAAACCGGCTGATAGAGAGAAAGTCGAAGACGTTTTCGAAGGTAGAAGAGCAGCTGCGCTAAGTGTTTGGGAACAGTACGAACAACAAAAGCAAAAGCTGCTCTCAAAAAAGCTGACGCCTGAGCAATACCAGAACGCTTGTCGCGACATTGCACGCGCACTGGGGGTATAAAGTGAATAATTCATTGATGACAGAAACCGTTAATCAAATAGGGCGAATGAACATAACGGGTAATGTAATCCCCGCGAACTGGTGGCATCACATCAAAATGCCAAGTGGCAAGCCTGATAATATTGGGATCATATTGCTTTCAGAAATTATTTACTGGTATCGGCCAGCGGAAATTCGAGATGAGTTTACTGGCGAACTTCAAGGGTGGCGCAAGCGGTTTCAAAGCGATAAGTTGCAACGTAGCTATCAATCATTTGCGGATCAATTTGGCTTTACAAAACGGGAAGTCACTGAGGCGATAAAACGGTTGAAAGCAAAAGGTGTTATTACACTCGAATTTCGTACGATTAATACAGTAAGTGGACCGTGCAACAATGTAGTATTTATTGAGCCTGTTGTTGAATGTATTCATGAAATAACAAACTCTATCCCATTGATTAATAATCAAACAAAAATAGAGTCTGTTTCTGTGACAGGTCTCACTTCTAAACGTGATAGGGGGTACGTTGAAACGGGACAGCCCCCACATACAGAAGTGATAGCCCCCACTTCTAAACGTGAGACAAATACAGAGATTACTACAGAGACTACTACAGAGATTATTGATAGTACGTCAGGTGAACCTGACGACAACAAACCATCGTCAAAAATTAAATTGAATTATGAAAAAATCATCGATTCATATCACGAAATTTTACCAGATATGCCAGCTGTCAAAGTTCTGACTGATGAGCGTAAGCGAAAACTGAAAAGCTTCTGGATTAAATTTAAATTTAATCAGGAACGCTGGGTAAATTATTTATCGTACATTGGGAGCCACTGTCGGTGGATGATGGAAGATCGAGACAACGGACGTGGTGGAACATGGCGCCGTAAGAATTTGGATTACCTGATTACTGAGCGTTGCTACGTTGCAGTCAAGGAGGAACGTGCTAATGACAAATAATATCTTTGCTCCACCGAATAGCGCCGAGGCTGAGCAAGCTGTGCTAGGTGGCCTTATGATTAGCACTGACGAAGATAAGCGTCAGCGAGTTATTTCTCTGATAAAACCCGAGTCATTTTATCAATGGGCGCACAACCGAATTTTTTCGGAAATCGTAAGGCTAATCAAAAATAACCAGCCTACTGATGTAATTACAGTGAGCGATGCGCTAACAGCAAATGGTGATTTAGACAAAGTTGGCGGTTTCGCCTATGTCGCTGAGCTTTGTATGTTACCAACAGCAGCAAACATAGTGAATTATGCACGGATCATCCGTGACAAGGCTATACAGCGTTATGCGATTAACAATCTCAACACTTGCGTCGAAATGTTGATGGCCAATGATGGCCTTGAAGTAAATCATAAACTGGCCAATGTCCAGCAGGTGGTATCAAGCATCATTGAGCATGCTAAAACAGGTAAGAGTAAGGGGCTTAGACCAGCTCGTGATGTAGTAGGAGACTGGGTTGAGGAAGTTGAAAGGCGTTTTGATGATCCGACGAATGCCGCTGGTTTTACTTTAGGTATCGAATCACTTGATGACTTAATGGCTCCCAAGCAAGCACTAAGAGGATCTCTAATTGTCGTAGGTGCTAGACCTAAAATGGGCAAAACCGCGTTCTACAACCGTGTAGCGACTCATTTTGCTTTAAATCACAGATTACCTACATTGTTATTCAGCCTTGAAATGACTGACCGAGGGATCATTGAGCGCATGATAGCTCAAGAGGGTGGTGTTTCAGCAGATATATTCTATACCGGTGCGCATGATGATATGGAAATGGCTCGAGCATTAGCAAGAGCTGAAGAAATTGCAGAATCCAATATGTATATCGATAGCACTCCTGGTGTTGATTTGCACCATATTATTGCTGAGTGTCGAAAGGTAAAAAGGGTTAAAGAAAAAATTGGGCTCATTGCAGTGGATTACCTGACATTAATCAAAGCAGCTCCTGCAGAACGCCGAGATATTGCCTACGGTGACATTACAACGGGTTTAAAAAACTTAGCCAAGGAAATGGATTGTGTAGTTCTGTTACTTACCCAGCTTAACCGTAAATTGGAAGAACGAGCAGATAAACGACCAACACCTGCAGATAGTCGAGATACAGGGCAAATTGAGCAAGATTGTGATGTATGGATAGGCTTATACCGTGATGCGGTTTATAACAACAATGCAGATAAATCGTTAATGGAAATTATTCTTCGCTTAAATCGTGATGGGAATACTGGCACAGCCCACGGGCAACTGGTTAATTCGTACATTAAAAATATTAGCCAAAGCGAAGCGGAAAGGCTGTCAATGAAAGGCCAAGAAAGTAAGCGTAATTACTCACAAAAAGTAACACAAGCTACAGAAGCATTTTAAGTCGTTAATAAGGCTAGACCAAGCCGTGACCATTAATACAGAGGCAGACCAATGACAATTAAAGACCCAATCACCGGCGAGTCACTCGTCCGGAGCAATCATCCCATATTGCCCGATGATGGTTTAGACCATTCTCCGTGCCACATTGAACGCTTTAATTCTGCAGCAAGGGCAAGAACCAAGGCACCTTATCAACCAGAGCCGAAGCCGCAAAAGCAGAGGTGATTATGTCGGGTAAATATTTACCTGATGGATTACCGCATAACCGTGCTTTATGGTCAGAAAAGTATCGCGAAATGGAGCAACTTGATTTATTCGCTAGCCGGCTAATTCGGCAACTGAAAAATCGAAAAATTCATAGGGAACGAATACTGGTTGAAATTGAAAAAGCACCTGAGGTACATCGGGAATTTTTTAGAGATAGGTTAAATCATTGGCGTGAGGTGATGAAGGTATGAAACGCACACACTTGGAAAAAATAAAATCGTTCCCATCATATAACTACAAGCTTTACAGCGGATATAAGGCCGTTTAGTCATAAGGTTATTAGATGTAGTTAGTTGGAGTTAAAATGAAAAAATCGGTTTATAAAGCAAGTGGTTTATGGAACCAAACATCTTTCATAACTCTTTTTGTGGCAACAAGCGAAAAAGATGTACTTTCAACAATAGCATTTTGGGCAAATCTAGGTGGCGCTAGAGTAGATGAGTTATCTATTGAGCGTTATTGCTCAGTGCATTAACCGAGTTGATATGAAGAGGCAAGACCAATGGCAAAAACAGCGGCAGAACGCAAAGCCGAACAGCGTAAGCGTCAAAAGGAATCAGGTGTTACCAAAATAGAGTTATTTCTTGATGAGCAAGAGATAGAAATGCTTCAAAGAAATTGCGCATTACGTAGACCAGGAAGAGAGCCTTATGATATCGCTGAATATCTCTCAATGTTGATTAGAATTGATGACCGTTCAGTCATATCATTAATTACAGAACTAAATAAAAGGTGCTGTAAAAAGTGCAATGAACAACTACCGGTGGCTGAGTGTTGCCTCAATGGTAGTTCTGAATGTTGGACTACACAAGGCTGGCATGAATTGAAACTGGTTATATAACCATGCTTGTTATATAATTTACTTATTGGTCTGAACACCCAATCTTAACACTTGCTGTGTCTACTGAGAGAAACGTATGGCACAGCATAGTTTTATAAAAATGTCTAATGATACTCTTGTACCGGCTAATCCCGCTGCGAGAGATTTTTTGCATTCCAAAATCAAGTGTGGTGATGTGCTTTCGGCTGATTTCAAGAAAGCTCGTAACCCACGTTTTCACCGTAAATACTTCGCTTTACTCAATCTAGGGTATGAATACTGGGAACCAACCGGCGGTACTATTTCGCCTGAAGAAAAAGAGTTGGTGCGTGGTTACGTCAAATTCCTCGCTTATTACACCGATAATGATGATGCCCTCCAGTCAGCCGCAGATGTTTACCTAAATGAGATAGCACAGAAACGCGCTCACAATATTTCAGCGACCAAATCCTTTGATGCTTTTCGCTATTGGGTGGTAGAGCAATCTGGCCACTATGAAACCTTTGAAATGCCAGATGGTAGCCTACGCCGTGTCGCTAAATCAATTAGCTTTGCCAAAATGGATGACCTAGCCTTTGGCGAACTCTACAAAGCCACACTCGATGTGCTTTGGAATTTCATTCTATTCCGCAATTTTCCCACGCAACAAGCCGCTGAAAATGCAGCTGGCCAGTTATTAGATTTTACCTAGAGGCAAGACCAATGACCAAAAAATCAAAGACCAAAGAAGATAAACAGTGGCTATCAGATGTAGCGGAACTCGGCTGTATTTGCTGTCGAAATATGGGGTATGGGCCATCACCAGCGGAAATTCATCATGTAAGAACGGGGCAGGGGATGGCGCAGCGAGCTAGCCATAAAGATGTTTTACCTTTATGTCCACCTCATCACCGGCCTAGTTACGATACTGGTTTTCATGCGGCCCCTAAAACATGGCAAGAAATTCACGGTACCGAAATCGAGTTATTAGAACAAACCAAAAGAGAAGTAATGGAGCTGCGCGCATGTCGAGTATAAAAAACATTTCTGATGGATTGGTGTTAGACAAAGAGCGTGAGGCATGGTTACAAAATTGGTTAACTCGATTTGGTACATGGGTTCACAGTGGCCGAATTGATAAACGTCAAACTAGTATGATCGCTCAATTCATGGAGAGGGTAGAAAGGCGTGATTATCCCGATAGGCCCACATGCAGTGATGATGATGGTTTGCTTATTCAGAGAGTTGTTGACAGTATTTACCATATAGATGTTAAGGCATTTGATATGTTACTTAGTCGGTATGCGTATTGTGCATCAGATAGGGCAATAGCGCGCCTCTATCATGAAAATAGTGAACCAAGAATTATGGCACGTAGAAATGGAATGCTAAGGGAGAGAAAACCTTCAATGTCTACTTGTCGACGAGAGGTGGAGGAAATATTAAAGGCAGCTGAATATTTATTGTACCAACCGCTGGTGGATGCATTTAAAAATAGAGAAAAAGAGGCAATATTGAAGCGAAATAGCAAAAACGTGTTGACTTCTTTGAACTAATGAGCCACTATTTTAAGGTAAGTTGCCATTTTAGTAACTTCACCAACTAACCCAGCCAATGCGCTGGGTTTTTTGCTTTTAAAAGCAAGTAAAGCTTGCTGTCACCTTTGTTCAGAGTTACATGTGTATTCACGACCAATAAACGACCAAAGGTATAAAATATCATGTTAAAACATAACGGTATGACAGAAGAGGCAAAGCTTGTTTTAAATGCGGTTACAGGTGAACCTGCGACAGTCGGTGAAGTTTCTCAATTTACTGAACTAACAAATTCTTGTTGTCAGTTAATACTGACACAGCTTTCAATGGCTGGACTTATCAAAGAAAACGTCAAAGAAAAAACATATCAAAATATCTAAATCTGTGAAAATGGGCGACTGTAAAAGTGTTGGTAGCACTCTTACAGTCATTCGCCCGTTCCGCGAGATCACGGACAAACTAAAGCCCACCGCTTATGTGCACAAAGCATGGTGAAGCTTATCAAAAAAGGTTTCCCTGATCTATGAAAAATACTGTGAATTTAAACAGTGTCAATTTAGTTAATGATGACTCACTCAGCTACATAAAAACACTTCCAGACAACTGTATCGATTTAATCGCAACTGACCCGCCATACTTTCAAGTAAAGCCGTGCAGTTGGGATAATCAGTGGGAAAATGTCACGTCTTATCTATTATGGCTTGATGAAATGCTTGCGGAGTTTTGGCGCGTTCTGAAGCCCAATGGCAGCTTATATATGTTCTGCGGTTCAAAACTCGCCGCAGATACTGAGTTGTTATTGAGAGAACGCTTTAACGTCCTGAATCATATCATCTGGGCAAAACCGTCAGGGCCGTGGCGTAGAGCATGTAAAGCTGATCTACGCAGTTTCTTTCCAAGTACTGAAAGAATTCTTTTCGCTGAACATTATCAAAGTCCATACAAAGGTAAAAGTAGTGATTATTTACAGCAATGTAAGCAGCTAAAAGAAAATGTGCTCAAGCCTTTGATTGAGTATTTCAAGCAGTCGCGTGAATCGTTAGGGATAACAGCAAAAGAAATAAAGCAAGCAACAGGTAAGCAAATGGCGTCTCATTGGTTCAGCTACAGCCAATGGCAATTGCCTAATGAGTCTGATTACCAAAAGCTACAAGAATTATTTCACCATGTAGCAAGTGAAAAACACAGTGAAAACCCGTTAAATCGAAGTCATTCAGATTTAGCAGAAACTCAAGTAACACTTAACCGCGAATATAGAGAGCTTGCTGAGCAGTATCAACTGTTACGCCGTACTTTCTCGGTTACTGTTGATGTTCCTTATACAGATGTGTGGACATATCCGCCTGTGCAATATTACCCGGGCAAACACCCTTGCGAAAAACCTTCAGCGATGATGGAACACATTATCAATAGTAGTAGCCGTGAAGGTGATGTTGTAGCCGATTTCTTTATGGGCTCAGGTGCAACAATAAAAGCAGCATTAAAACTTAATCGTCGAGTTATAGGTGTTGAACTAGAAGCCGACAGATTTGAGCAAACCAAAGCGGAGATAAGTAAAACCTCCAATTTCTAATTTTCAATTAACTCGGGCACTCCGTAGGGGGTGAATTTATGCGTATGGATAAATATAGCAACGCAGCCTACGGTAGTGCTGGGCTTACAGCATTTTTCGCGAGCTTATCGCTTTATGAATGGGGCTTCATTATCGGGATGGCATTTAGCATTATCCTAGGTCTAGCGACTTTCTTCATGAACAGACGAGAGCAGCGAAAGCGAACTCGTTTATTTGAAGATCTGGTTAACAAGACTGACCCACAAAACCCCTCAGCTACTGCACGAAAAGCCGCCGAACTTATGGCGAAAGCACCTAAGGATATCTAATGTCACTCAAACAAAAATTAACTGTGCTTGTTGGTGCAGGGGCTTCGGCTATCGCTTTAACGGTGATTGCGTATTTTGAAGGTGTTAGGTATGAGCCGTATGAAGATGTGGGTGGGGTTTTAACAGTTTGCTATGGGCATACGGGAAAGGACATTGTTCCCAACAAAGTTTATTCAAAAGAAGAATGCAACGAGCTGTTAGAACTGGATTTTATGAGAACTAAACTGCAGGTCGATCGTCTGGTTAAAGTTCCTGTCAACGAACACACAAAAGCCGCGCTGTATTCATTTGCATTCAATGTTGGTACTGGCGCGTTCGCTAAGTCCACCCTGCTTAAAAAGTTAAATGCGGGTGATCAATATGGCGCTTGTGAAGAGCTTAAAAAGTGGGTTTATGCTGGTGGTAAGGTATGGCGTGGACTTGTAAACCGTCGAGAAGCGGAGGCTGCTATATGTCATGGAAACCTATAGTAGCTGTAATTTGCTTTATGCTACTCGCGATATCAATTATTGCTTTTGGTGCTTACCGTATGACAGATAACACATGCGGCATAGATAAGGTCAGTTTAGAAAAACGCTGCCAGAAAGCTATCGATCACTATAAAGGTCGGCAAGTTAATTTTTAATCTTCTCTATGGTAACCGGCATGAATAAAGTTAGAGCATTGTTATTTATCGCAGCATGGGTAGCCATATGGGGAATGTGGATACAACACGAAAGGATAGGTGAGCTAAACACCAAGAATGCCGAACTACTCGTTGAGCTTACAGAGCAAGTCAAAATTAATGAAGATTACCAAGAACGTATCCAATCCCTTCATCAACTCGATACTAAACATACTCAGGAATTAGCTAATGCAAAGATTGAAATTGATAAGCTGCGTATTGCTGCTGAGCGTAATCCTGAACGGGTGTACATCAAAGCCAGTTGTAAAAAAGCCGAAAGCCTTACCCCCTCCGGCATGGATGATGCAATCTCCGCCAGACCTACTGACTCCGCTATCCGAAATTATTGGTTACTCAGAGAGCGAATTGTAAAATTAACACGAATGGTATTAGGGCTGCAAGATTATATTAGAACGGAGTGTTCACAGTGACTTACTCTGAGTTGATTAAAGATGCCTATTTAGAGATAGCCAAGAAAGCAATACGGGAAATTGAACAACAACGACAGGTGATGAAATAAAAAAAGCCCACACAGGGTAGGCTAAGCACATCTGTTGAACAAATGAATATCATATTAAATATAGTTAACGTATTCAAAATATGCAAGCGAATAATGAGCCTCTGAGAAATCAGGGGCTTTTTAATGGCTTCTTCGCAATTAAGTGAGGTGGTCTCTATCTTGCTGACGGGTAAGCCGTAAGCGACTACGCATTTCACCCTGTGCCACGCTCGGCACGAACACACCAAAGAACCTTTCAGGATAAGCCTTGAGGATAACCAGTAGTGGTTTGGTTAACCCTCTTTGGGCTGGTTACTCCTGAGCGCAAGGTTTATCTCTAAAAGGAACTAACCATGAAACATTTAATTAAAAAAGCTAACGGTCAGCCTGTTGTTACAACCGATATTATTGCTAGTGAGTTTGGTAGGCAGCATAAGAACGTATTACAGGATGTTAGAAGTCTAATTGATAGTGGCCATTTAGGAGAGCTTGATTTCAAGCCCTCGTCATACATCACTAAGCAGAAAAAAGAATTGCCATGCTATGAGCTAACAGAGCGAGGATTTCTGATAGTGATGCCATTCATTGGCGGGGAAAAGGCGCGAGATGGTCAAGTCAGATTAGTTGATAGTTTTATTCAGTTCCGTGAAAAAGCAGCGAGAGAGGCTAAAGTTCAAATAGAGCGCAGTATTGCTCGAATGGAATATAAACCAATGGCCGATGCTGTGAAAGAAAGCAAGATTCAAGAAGGTAAAGAACCAGCGCATTATCATTTTAGTAACGAGGCTGACTTAATCAATCGCATTGTTCTTGGCGTGTCGTCTGCAAAATTCAGAAAAGATAATGACATCGGCAAAACCGACCCAATTCGTGACTATCTTTCACACCAGCAAATCCATACAATAACTGAGTTGCAAAGAGCTAATACAGTATTCATTTCGATGGGTTGGGATTTTGAGCAACGAAAAGAAGCGCTGAAAGGCCTGTTCAATAAAAATCACAAGCAGCCATTACTAGAAGAAATGCATAGGTTGGCGGCGTAAAATTGCGCTTTGTTTGTAAATCAATAAATTACCGATGCACTAAAAGTTGCATCTACTGAATAGGTCGCTCAGCGGCCTTTTTTATGATGTAATAGTGCTAATTAACCCAACAAATGAGGTATAAGTGATGAATGAGCCAGACGATTTAATTAAGCACTTACCTTGGACTGGCGCTGCATTGAAAGTCGCACTGGTAATGACAGTAGAAACAATGAAGCTAACCCCAGAGGAAGCTGAGGGGCAGAACATTACTGTTGTAGTTGGCCCATTCGCAAGACCATACAGAGAAATAATGGCAATAGCCGAAGAGTATGGTGAAAGGGAAATCCCTAAATCAATGTGCGATATGCCGCTAGACATTAAATAAATAACAAGAACTCACAATGACCCGCCAAGTGCGGGTTTTTTATTGAGGGAAATAGCTAATCAGAAAGTTTATTCCTACAAGTAGACTTTCTAATGGGCTAAGGAGATAAAGACGATGGCTAAACTGGATTGGGGGACGCTACAGCAACAGTTCCTCACCGAACATGCTATATCAGGAATATCCCCTAAAGAGTGGTGTGAAGACCAGGGACTTAATTACGCAACTGCACGACGATATATTAAGAAGCCAGCCGCGCAATCTGCGCAAAAAACTGCGCAAAAGAAATTGCGCACTGCGCACGAAAAAGAATGCGCAAAAGAGCCAATACACGATAGTGATATACCAACTGCGCAGAGTAGTGAACAAGATAGTGCGCACGATGATGAAAGTGCGTTTAACCTGCGCAACTACGGGCTTAACGATATGCAATTCAGATTCGTCAATGAGTATCTTGTCGACTTAAATAGAACTGCCGCATATAAGCGAGCTGGTGGAAATGGCGAAGGTAATACTGCTTATGTTGGCGCCAGTCGGATGTACAGAAATGCTAAGGTCAATCGTGCAATTACAGACGCATTAGCGGATAGGGAACGCAGAACTCAAATCACCCAAGATGAAGTATTAAAAATGTGGTGGGATATTGCGACCGCAGACGTTAATGAACTAACTGAATATCGCCGATTATGTTGTCGTCATTGTTGGGGCTTTGGCTTCAATTATCAGTGGCGTGATGCGGTTGAATATGATGATACTGTGAAAAAAGCCATGACAGCAAGTAAACCACCTCCGCAAGATGTGGGTGGCTACGGTTACGATGACACATTAGACCCTAATCCCGATTGTCCTCGATGTAATGGCGCTGGTATTGGTCGTGCGCATTTTCACGATACACGCGATTTAACCGGTGCCGCTCGTCGTTTGTTTGCTGGTGTTAAAGAAGGTAAGTTTGGTGTCGAGGTTATCACTCGTAATCAAGACGATGCGCTGAAAATGGTTGCACAGCATTTAGGGATGGTTAAGAACAAGACTGAGATAACGGGCGCCGATGGTGGGCCTATTCAATCAACAGGTATTGATTTAAGTCATTTGAGTTTTGAGCAGCTTATACAATTGAGAGAAAAAGCCCAAAAGTGATATAACATACCCATGTGGAAAAATGGAAGCATGGATATGCAAAAGGTAAAAATAGACCAAATAACGTATGAGTGGCATACATATGAAACCGATAAGTACAACGGAATTTATGGTTTCAATTTCGATGGTACTAATGCGCAAGTTCTAGAAATTAAAGGTGTTGATTATGATTTTCATATCGTAATGCGAGTGCGTAAATACGCCGGCTATTTTTCTCTTGGGACTATGTTGTGCTTTGGCTCTGTGCTGTCTAAGGATTATAGTGTTGTTGAATCAGGTGTGCGTTTATTTTTATATAGACCGAGGCTTAATATAGCCAAAGGCCATGATATCAAAAGTAAACACATTCAGAGCATTTTGCAGCATATTAATAGTGATAGATTTAGGCCATTTATTGCTGATGTACGGGGAGAGTGGATAGATAGAAAAGCACTACCTCATGAAGTGAAAAAGATTAGTAGATAATTTCTTCTTTATCGCCTTTATTTAACATAATGGTCCTTACATGCCCTGCGACTTTTCTACTCAATTAAAATGTCACCTCAAACCGATAAAAGTCTAAATCTTCTTTCTGAATTTAGGCTTTTTATTTGTTGCTAATTTGTTATCAAAAACTCATTTTCCATTTCACTGTCATTTTGAGGTGAAAGGGCTATTTATTCCATTTTAGGTGTGGCTATGAATATCGATTTCAGTTTGTTTGATGAAGAGATCGAAAGGGAGATAGCGCGCCGCAGTTTGCATGAGTTCATTCAGTATATAAATCCTGAATACATCACGAGCCATTTTTCTCAAACAGTGTGTGATGCGCTCGACCAGTTCTTGGTTGATATGATGGACGGGAAGCGCCCTAAATTAATATTAGGCGCACCGCCACAGCATGGTAAGTCTGATATTGTTTCCCGCTATCTTCCTGCTTATTTCTTTGGAAAATACCCTAACATGCGAGTTGGGGCGCTGTCGTATTCATCTGATTTAGCTGGCGATATGAACACCGATGTTCAGCGAATTATGATGTCGGCTGAATATCGTGTGTTATTTCCTAAGAGCTGGTTAGGCAATAAGCCTGAGAATTGCATCGCTGTTAAGCGTAACTCTGACGAGTTCGGCATTGCCAATCACAAAGGCAGCTATGTGTGTGCGGGTGTGGGTGGTCCACTAACGGGTAAGAAAGTTGACCTCGGGATTATTGATGACCCGATAAAAAACTCGAAAGAAGCGCTTAGTCCAACGGTTAAAAAATCGATATGGAACTGGTACGTTTCGACCTTTAAGACTCGCTTATCAAAAAACAGCGGCGAAATCATCATGGCCACGCGGTGGGCGACCGATGATTTATCTGGCCAATTAAAAGAAAAAGCCCCTGAAACCAAGGTGCTCGCATTCCCTGCCATTAATGAGCAAGGGGAAGCGTTGGTACCTGAACTTCATCCCATCGATAAGCTGTTGGAAACCAAAGCAATACTGGGTGATTACTTCTGGTCTGCTATGTACCAGCAGTCACCGAAGCCGGGTGATGGTCAAATATTCCATGAAGAGTTTGTTCGCTATTACTTACCTAAAGACCTACCTGAAAAATTCGATAAAGTTATTCATAGTTGGGATATGACCTTTAAAGACAGCGACGGTACCGACTATGTAGTGGGGCAGGTTTGGGGCAAGAAAGATGCCAATGCCTATTTGCTCTATCAAATCCGAAAACGCATGAGCTTTACTCAAACTAAAGATGCTGTGAAGCTGCTTGCGGAAAAATTCCCAGAAGGGCGCCGTAAGCTGGTGGAAGACAAAGCCAATGGCCCTGCAGTTATCGACTCTCTTAAATCATCGGTATCAGGACTAATCCCCGTTGAGCCTGACGGCAGTAAAATCGCACGTGCTCATGCCTGTACCGCTGAATGGGAGGCAGGTAACGTGTGGCTACCACACAAAGACATTGCCCCGTGGATTGTAGAAACCGTGGAGGAAATTACCACGTTCCCATTCGCTGGACATGACGACACAGTGGATGCGATGACGCAGGCATTACGTGATTTATACCAGAAGAAAAAAGGCGGTTTCTTTACAACCAAGAGGTAATTCTATGTGGCCGTTTAAAAGGCGAAAAATTGCAGAGCAGATTGCACCGCCGAAGCGGTCAGCATTTACCACAGATTTGTACCCTGCATTAGCAAAAGAGAATGGGTTTAACGGACTAGTTCTACCGCAACCGATGATTAACGGCGTGGGGATGGACAGTATTGATACTTCCGTTCCTTCATTTAAAGGCGAGCAAGTCTATGGCGTGCCGGAATCGCAGGCGGCTTGGTATGCCTCACAAATGTTTATTGGCAACAATATGTGCGCCATCATTGCGAAACATTGGTTGGTGGATAAGGCCTGTAATATGCCTGCTCGTGATGCCATTCGCCAAGGGTATGATATTGATTGCGATAATGACGATGACAGCGCTATCAGTAAAAAGCTACGTAAACGCGATAAAAAGTACCGTATACAGCATCACATGAAAGAGTTGATTCACTTCGGTCGCGTGTATGGTGGTCGATTAGCACTGTTTGTGGTGGAAACCTCAAACCCGAAAGAGTGGTATGAAAACCCGTTTAATCTCGATGGCGTGACCAAAGGAATGTACAAGGGGATCAAGCAAATTGACCCACAATGGGTAACGCCTGATTTAACCGACTCCAATATCCAAGACCCTGCTAGCATGGATTTTTACGACCCCACTTATTATGTGATTGGTGGTCGTAAATACCATAAATCGCACTTTGTTAAGTTTGTGCCGTTCCCTGTGCCTAATGTGCTGAAGCCGCTTTATAACTACTTTGGTGTTTCGGTACCAGAGCGCATCTATGAGCGAGTCTATGCTTCAGAACGGACAGCCAATGAAGCCCCACAACTGGCCATGACCAAGCGGTTATTGACTATCGGTATGGCAGACCCTGAAGGTGCAGATAAGAACACCATTCAGGAAAACATGCTTTATTTTATGGAGATGCGCGATAACTATGGCGTGCAGGTGATGGGGAAAGAGGACGTTGCACAACAGTTTGATACCTCGCTAGCGGATTTAGACGCCACCATTATGACGCAATACCAGCTAGTCGCAGCGGCGGCAAACGTGCCTGCAACTAAGTTACTGGGCACTACACCAAAAGGCTTTAACTCAACGGGTGATTACGAAGAGTCGAACTACCGTGAAGAGCTGGAAAGTGTGCAGTCGAACGATCTAGACGAACTCTTGCAGCGTCACTACGACATGTTGATGCGTAGCGAAGAGCTACCACTGACTGAAATATCGGTGACGTGGGCGCCACTCGATAGCCCAACAGCGACAGAGGGCGCCGATATTGAGTTGAAATCGGCTCAAACGGATTCGGCTCTAGCAGCTACAGGTGCGATTGATGGGTTAGATATCCGTAAAAAACTCGCAGCAGATAAAAAGTCGAGCTATTACGGCATTGATGTAAATGAGAGTGACTATGTCGAGACGAATACGAGTCCGAACGAAAAAGGCGAGATGGGCAACCTCCCGCCAAGCAGTATTGAAGGGCAAACCCCTGCAGTATTCAGCAGCGCCATCTAGCCGTTATCAACGTGACATGTCACGGTTAATCCGCTCAATGATTAAAGACTATGAAAACGTATTTAGTGAATTGAAGGAGGATTTTGACGGCGCCACGGTGGATGCCAGCATTGCGAGTCAAACACGGATTTGGCTCAATCGGTTAAAACGCAAGTGGGATAAAATCTTTAATACGCAGTCTAGCGCCATGGCCGATAAGTTTGTTTCCCAAGTGGACATCGGCGCTCAACGTAATTTAGATGATTCCCTTAAACAGCTTTCTGGCGGTATTACTATCAAAACCCCTGTCATGCCGGACGCGTTAAAAGACCGAATGATTGCCGCCACGGCAGAGAATATTTCCCTAATTAAATCCATCCCTAGCCAGTTTCATCAACGTATCGAAAGTGCAGCGTTACGCTCTATTTCTCAAGGGGGCGAGGGTGCGAAAACCTTATTAGATGAAATCAGGCACACTGGCAGCGTGACAGAGAGCCGAGCTAATTTTATCGCCGTTGACCAAACGCGAAAAATTACGACTGCGGCGAACTATGAGCGCATGAAATCAGCGGGAATTCGTCAGGCTATTTGGCATCACTCTGGTGGCAGCGCTGAACCTAGAGAGTGGCATCTACAGCTAGACGGTGAAGTCTTTGATTTAGATAACCCACCCATCATTGACCCAAGAACGGGTGAACGCGGATTGCCGGGGCAATTACCTAATTGCAAATGTTTTTGGACGCCTGTAATCGACTTCGGCGAGGAGACATGACAAAACGAACCTATGACAACAACGGCTGGCTCGAAGTGACAGATAACCCCATCTCTAAAGTTGGGGTTTTTGATTATTTGGGGGCTGAAATTGGTGCGCCGGTACCCGATAAAATCTATCGCGTATTGCGCCCTCCGGAAGAACTGGCCAGTGAAGAGACCATCAACTCTTTCAAACTCACCCCATTTATTATTGAACATGAAATGTTAGGCAAGCACGCGACCCCAGCGGAGAAAAAAGGCATCCAAGGGGTAATTGGTGAGAATGTGTATTTTGACCCACCATATCTTAGAGCCAATATCAAAATCTTTTCAGATGTGGCGCTCAGTAATATCGACAGCGGAAAAATCGACCTTTCACCCGGTTATCGCAGTAAATATGAATTCACCTCTGGCATTTATGAAGGCCAACACTATGACGTTATTCAACGTCACTTACGTGGCAATCACCTCGCATTAGTGGATGAAGGGCGAACTGGCCCTGACGTCGCTGTGCAAGATCACCTCGTTATCACTATCGACACAAAGGAACTTATTCGCATGAACGAAGAAGAAAACAAAGAGAAGCAAACCACTGATGAAGGTGCGTTTACAGCGGAGCAAGTCACTGCGCTGAAAAGCATTATTGCAGAGGTGATTGCACAAACTAAGCCTTCAACCGATGAAGAACCGGAAGAAGAAAAGAAATCTACTGATGCTAATCCCGAAGAAGAACAAAAAGCGGAAGAGGCTGTGGCAGCCGCTGAAGTTGCAGCAGAGGAAGCAACAACCGGTACACCAGAAGCTGTAGAAGCTGCCGAGGTGGCGATTGAAACCGCCGTTGAAGCTATCGAAGAAGCCAAGGAGCATCTCGACCAAGCCACCACGGATAGCTTAAATCGCCGACTTAAACGCTTAAAAAATGGCATCGGCACAATGGATGAGATTGCATCCTTAAAACGCAAGATTAAGCGTTTGGAAGCATCAAAGCCCACCATGGACACAGGCGCACTGCTAAAGCAAATCGGCGAGCGTGATTCGTTAGCTCATAAGTTGACCCCGTTCCTTGGCGTATTTGACCATGCCGCCATGACCAAGCAGCAAGTAGCGGAGTATGGCGTTGATAAGCTCGGTATCCAATGCGGTAAGGGTAATGAAGCCATTGCACTCGATGCGTGGATGCAAGGGCGTGTGCCGGATTCACAAAAAGCCACGGTGACGATGGACTCTGCGGTTAGCAATCAATCAATTATGGATAAATGGGGAGCGAAATAATGGCAATTCCTAAATCAGTGGCGCATGGCTTAACATCTGGTGTAGTGGGTGAAATCAGTCATGCAGGACCCATTCGAGCAGTAGCGGCGATCCTCAGCTCAGAAGATGAGAAGAAAAACATTTTCGGTCGGGCTTACACCTACAAAGATGATTCTGTGGAGTCTGTGCAAGTGGGCGGTAAAGGGGCGTTTGCGGGGATCATGATTAACCCTAAGGCTTACTGTATTGAAGTGGGCTATGCGCGCAACGGTACCCAAGGTGAGTTTTTGACGATGGGTGAGGTGTATGTCGAGCTTAAAGCGGGCGTGGGTAAAATCAATGCGCCAATTGTCTTTGACGAAACCGACGGTTCGCTTTCTTCTAAGTCCGCTCCTGCAGCTGGCGACCGCGTGATTGGTTTTGTTAGTCGTCACGTTGAATCCAGCGAATCAGCCCATTTGAGCGTTATTCGCTTAACGGAAATCCCATACCCAGCGGCAGTAAAGGAAGGTGAATAATGCCAGTTAGCAAGCAAAAGTTTTATATGTCCGGCCGCGATATTCGCAAGCATGGTCAACTTAATATCCAACCTAACCAACAGTGGACGTATCGCGAACTTGAGCAAATTGGTTTTGGTGGTTTGGCATCGATGGACTCCGCGATCACGGGCTCAGCCATGCAAGGTGGGTTAATTCAGCGTGAAATGTTGCAACACGTTCTTCCTGGTCTCATTCGCACCGCAACTCGTGTTCGTGTGTTGGATGAAATCACCGGTGTATTGAATGCGGGTGAATGGCACGATGAGGAAATCATTCTGAACGTGGCAACACCAACCGGTAAGGCTGAACTTTACGGTGATCATACCAATGTGCCGTTAGCGTCTTACATTCAAGACCAAGAACGCCGCGGTATCGTGCGTTTTGAACAAGGTTTTCAAGTCGGCAAGTTAGAGGAAGCGCGCCAATCTGCAGCTGGGTTTGAAGCCGCTGCGGAAAAACGTAATTCAGCGACTGAATCTTTAGAACAAGGACGTGAGCGGATTGGTTACTATGGGTTTAATAGCCCTGAAACCCGTGTATTTGGCTTGATGAATGAGCCGAATCTACCGGCTTATGAAACCGCATCGAAAAAATGGAAGGGCGGCACGTTTGCCGATATCACCCAAGATATTACCGATATGTTCTCGCGCATTGAAATGAGTTCAGGCGGGATTATCAAAGACGATATCGCGATCACATTGACGTTACCGCTGGGCTACCGTTCAACGCTAAATGTCGCTAACCCTGTGGCGCGTGGTGAAACGGTGTATCAATGGGTGAAAGAGAACTATCCAAACCTGCGCTTTGTGTTCTCACCTGAATTTGTCGGGGCGAATGGTGGTGCGGATGTGGCGTATATGTTCGCGGATACCATCGATGATGGTTCAACCGCAACCAGTGCAACCATTCTACAAGTGGTGCCCGTTAAGTACCAATTACTAGGCTCACAAGCGCAAATCAAAGGGTATTTAGAGGATGCGACCAACGCAACCGCGGGTGTCTTTGTTACCCGACCTTGGGCCATTACCCGTCTCACTGGCATCTAACCTGAGCACTTCCTTTTTTACGCCCTCAAATGAGGGCTTTTTTTTGGAGCAAACCATGTCTCTCTACGTCTATTGCACGCTATCCAATGACCAAAACTATTCGGTCACGGATGGTAAAGTGTTTATTGCGGGTCAAGCCAATATCATGACCAAGCATATGTATACCCCGCGTGGGCGCGTTACGGAAATCAGCGACGAACAATACGCCCAGCTTAAAGATAACCACGTTTTTCAGTTACACAAAGAAAACGGGTTTATCAGTGTTGAAAACCGCAAAGAAGATCCTGAAAAAGTGGCTACCAATATGGAGGCTAGCGATAAATCAGCACCAGATACCGTGGAATCTTTGGAAGCGGCTAAACAGGAAGTTCCGAAAAATAACAAAAAGGGTAAATAATGATGGAGGCGAGCACATTTCCCCTAACGTCATTTCGTGTGCTCTATCCATCATTTAATGGTGTGAGTGATGATGACATTTATATTATTGCTCAATCTGCCCTGAACTATTTTTCGCCTTGTCGCGGCGTTTGCACTAACGAACTGTGGATGTTGGTTGTTGCTCATATGCTATCACTGCGAAAGTGGATTGCGGACGATGAATCCCCAACCGGTGTTGTGACTAGTGTGACTATCGATAAAGTCAGCGTGTCATTCTCTGCGCCCCCTGCGGGTTCTGATTGGTCACACTGGTTCAAAATGACCACGTATGGCCAACAGTTCTTAGCACTCATTAAGCGTTGTAGCGTACCGCAATATATTGGTGGAGCCGGTGAACGTTCCGCCTTTCGCGGTGTGGGTGGCAGGTTCACGCGAGGGGGGCGGTTACGTTAATGACGAAATTAGCTCAGTTGAAAAAAGTCTATGATGAGTTAGCCAAGAAACAATTGAAAGTGGGTTTCTTTGAACACTCGAAATACCCTGATGGCACACCCATTGCTTATATTGCCGCCATTCATGAATTAGGTTACCCCGCTGGTGGCATTCCTCCCCGTTCGTTTTTTCGCCCAACGATGAGCGATAAAAAAGTAGAGTATGGCCAGTTAATTTTCCGTGTGGCCAAAGCGGCGGCCGCTGGCAATATTTCCGTTACCGATGGGCTAACCCAAGTCGGCGCAAAAGCGGCTGGGGATGTGAAACTGGCCATTAAAGCGGTAACCACACCTGCCTTGGATGATTCAACGATAAAGGCCAGAGCGAGACGTCACAGCAAAGGGAAATCCACCGATAAGCCCTTAGTCGACACAGGGCAGATGTTACAGGCCGTCAATTTTGTCGTGGAGGATAAATAATGTTCGGTAATTTGCATAGTATTGCTTCTCGCTATATTCCTCAGCAAACAGCCCAGTGGTTTCGTTTTAAAGGCCGAACGCCCGATGAGCGAGGGCATGACCAAAACCAATATTATGAACCGGTGGATATTCGCGGGAGCTGGCAAGCGGTCGATACTCAAGATGCACAATCAATGGGCTTTAATTCAAACCAAGTTTATCGCCGTTTTTATACCTCCCATGATATCAAAGGCATTCAGCGCGGTACGTCTCCCGATTACCTTGTTTTTAATGGTAAAAAATACGATGTGATGGGGGACGCGGATTGGTATGAGCAGGACGGCTGGAAATCAGTGATTTGCATCGAGGTAGGGGCCTATGACGGATAATGACGTTGATATTGCGATCCGCAAACAGCTATTACGGCAGCTAACAGAAGTCGGTATTGATATCCCTGTGAAAGCGGGTTTTCAATCCACCAAGCAAGGTCGTGAAGATAATATGGTGATGTTTTTCCCGATTAATGAAAATGGCCACGGGTGGCAAGGTCGCCATTACAATGTCCAAGGCAACAATGCCAATCACCAAGAAAACCAGTTATCGGAAAAAACGTACCAAGTTCAGGCGTTAATTACCGATTTAGGCAATTACACTGCGGGTGATATTACCGCGATTGTCAGAATGATCGTCAATTCACTGCCTTTTGTTACCGCGTTGCGAAAGCAGAATATTGGTGTTCAACGTGCAACTGGCATTCGCCGTCCTTACTTTTTGAATGATCATGGCGACTACGAACAAAACCCCTCATTTGATTTTAATGTGACGTTTAAACGCGCTCTTCTCCCTGATACTGCCGCTATCCGCGCGTTGTATCCTGATATTCACCGCATATAAGGTTTTTACTATGCCAATTAAACAAACTCGATACGTTGATATCGCATCGGCGGTCATTGGCGCGTCAGCAGTTCCGATGCGTAAATTAACCGGTCGATTATTTTCCACTAACCCCAAAATACCCGCAGGTAAAGTTTTAGAGTTCGCCAGTGGTCAGGTCGATGACTTGTTAGGTGTTGATTCTCCCGAAGCTAACTTTGCACGACAATACTTTAGCTATGTTAGCCCCGCACCCGTTAGCAAGCCGAAAGAGCTACAAATTGCTTCTTATGAGCCTGTGGGGCGAGCGCCTACGCTATTTGGGACAAAAGCCGCCGCATTAGCGGATTTAAAAATCATTGCGGATGGAACGCTTTCGGTCACGATTGGTACTGTCACCAAAAGCTACAAAGACATTGATTTGTCGGAAGCGAAATCCTATGCGGATATTGCGTCCACCATTCAAGCGAAACTTAACGCCGAGAGCGAGCCGCAATTCTCCAGTAGCTATTTGACATTTAATTCACTCGATAGCGCCTTTGAGCTGAGTGGCGGTGTGCAAGAGCGCGCATCCATTAGTGTTGAATATTCGGTGCTGGCGAATGCCATGGGGCTGTCTTCCGGTACTGCGTCTGAAGGTAACCCCGCACAAACACCACTTGAAGCGTTTATGGTAGCAGAGCAGGTTTCCGATTCATTTGGTAGTGCGACATTCTTGGATGAATTGACGTTAGAGCAAGCCGTGCCATTGGCGCAGTATGTTTCCGGTGAAAACGTCAAATACCAATTGCATATTAGCGTGAGCGAAAAGCAGGTTGAAGATTTTAGCGCAGCATTGATGGGAACCGCTTCTGTGGGGTTAAACCTCAAAACGGATACTAACTATTTTATTCAAACCTTACCCATGGCCGTTATGGCGGCGACGGATTATGACCGCACGAATGCCACGACAAACTACATGTTCCGTCAATTAGGCGTTACGTTCCCTGCGCAAGTGACCACAGACAAAGCGGCTGACCGATTCGATAAGCTGCGCGTGAACTATTACGGTGAAACCGCGATTGCAGGCTCTCAAATTCGTTTCTATCAACGGGGCTTCTTGTGCGGTGGTTCGTCTAATCCACTGGATATGAGTGTTCATGCTAACGAGCAATGGCTAAAAGCTTATATTGCTCAGCAATGGTTTAGTGTGTTACTCGCTACGCGTGGTGTTCCGGCCAATAAAGACGGCGAAGCTCGCGCACTTATGGTGATTGCTGGCGCTGTAACCAAAGCACTGGCCAACGGTACGATTTTAGCTGGCAAGGCAATCACCGAGGTTCAAAAACTGGCGATTGCTGATGCATCTGGCGATGACCTCGCTTGGCATGATGTGCAGGACAAGGGATATTGGTACAACGCCCAAATAGTCGATAGCACTGGCGAGAGTGGCTTGCCTGAGTACGTCATGAAGTATGTGCTGATTTACGGCAAGGGTGACTGGGTTCGTAAAGTCGAAGGCTCACACAATTTAGTCTAAGGAATCGATAATGAACGATCTTTCTGCAACGGGCTTGGGGTTAACTATCCAAGCTTCAAAAACATTCCCTGCAGGGATTTTAATTACTACATTTGCTGATGATGCCGACCCTTTAGATTTACCTGCGGTCGATATTGCACAAACTGGCATGGACATTAACGGTAATTTGGTGAGCTGGTCAACACCGACGCCACAGACGGTGACGATTAACGTTTTAGCCGGTAGTGAAGAAGACCAAAATTTGTCTATTTTGCTTGAGGCAAATACGGCTAAAAAAGGGCGTCGTCATGCCGGTGATATTATCACGATGGTGGCATCCTATGGGGATGGTTCTACGGTTACTGCACGTAACGGCAAAATCACCAATGGTAGCCGTGGCAACTCAGCGGCATCTGCTGGTCGCTTAAAATCAAAACAATACACCTTTGTTTTTCAAGATTTCGATAGCACCCGCGCACGTTAATTCACTTCTCTTAATGGCGGGTTTTCCCGCCTTTTTATAGGTTTCTATCATGTTAATTAAACCGAAAGAAGTCGCTATCAAAGACGTTGATGGTGACGAAAAGCTATTTGTCATTAGCCGACTGCCGGCAACTATCGGGCGTGAGATTTTGGCTAAATATCCACTGTCTAACGCACCGAAAATTGGCGATTACGAAGTCAGTAAAGAAGCGATGCTAAAAATGATGGCGTATGTCTGCGTTGTCGTTGATGAGGATGAAATTCCACTCAAAACACAAACATTGATTGATAACCATGTCCCGGACGGTGAATCGTTGATCCGCTTAGAGCTGGAGATGTTGAAATATAACACCAGTTTTTTCGGCAAAGACGGGAGCCAAGGTTTCCTCCAATTCCTGCTCAGCAAGGTAAGCGCTTCACTCCCGTCGATTATAAAAACGCTGATAGCTTCTTTGCCGTCATCATCAGCGAACGCCTCGCCACCTTCACAGAACTCAAAACCTCAATAGATTTAGAAGAGGCGATGGACTTGTGGGAAATCGCTATTACCAATCGCTATAACGAAGCCCTAGCGGCTTCAAAGGATAGATAATGTCATTAATGGATACCTTTGTTCAGGTTTTTGAGTTTGACACAAAGCAAGCAGACAGTGCGTTTGAGAAAGTCCAGCGCTCTACTGATGACATTATCGCGGACATGAAACTGGTAAGCGAGAATGCCAAAGGGGGGATCACTTCACTCACTGGATTTCTTTCTCAAGTTGCATCCTCGCTTCAAGCTGGTGCGGATAGTGCAAAAGTGGATATTAATCTCGATGCGCCTAAGGAGGAAATGTCCGCGTATCTCGATGAGATGAAACACTATCTTGATTATGCAAAATCACTGCAGCAATCAAATGTGTTATCTGCCGAAAGTAATAAAAAGCTAGCTAATGGTATTCAAGTTCTTGAGTCAAATATTCAGCGTGCAGAGGGTACGTTGTCTGGTCATAATATGGTCACGGGGAAGGCAGCGAATGAAGCCGAAAAACTAGCCAATAAAAACTATCAGCTCTCAAAATCTGCAGATAACGTCGCGACACAATACGGAAGGGCCACTCAGTCACTGTCTGGTTTTTTAGTCAAAATGGCCGGCATGGTGGGTTTGGGTTTAACAATTGGCGGTGTGGCCTCTTTTATCCAATCTACCGCTGAAGAAGTGAATATCTTATCGCAGTCTGCAGATGCGATGAATCTGCCAGTTGAAGACGTAGATGCGTTCGGAAAAGTAATTACAGCCATGGGTGGGGATGCACAAGGCGCGCGCGACTCGCTCATGGATATGTCTGAAAGCATTGGTGAAGCGTTACAAGATACCTCGTCGGGTAAAGCGGATGTATTTAAAAGCTTAAAAATCAGCTTAAAAGACGTAAAAGGCGACTCCATTAATGCGATGGAAGGCTTATACCGCTTATCCGATGCGGTTCAAGGTATGAGCAAAGAGGAGGCGATATTTAGGATTAAAGAAGTCGGGATCACCGACAACAAAATTGTTGAATCAATATTAAAGGGTCGCCAAGAGCTCGAAGCGTTAACGAAAAAACAAAAAGAAAATGGCGTTGTCACCAAAGAGCTGGCCCTACAATCTCAAAAGTATAAAGAGGTTACAGGTGGTCTAAAAACCGTATTCAGTAGTGTCATGATGAGCGTTATGAATGCAGCACTCCCAGCATTAACAGCGGTTCTATCGTGGGTGCAATCTTTTGTTAAGTTTTGCAGTGATAACAAAGGACTAATAACGGGGTTCTTTATTGCCATCGGTTCAGCCATCGCTCTTTATTATATCCCTCCAATGTTATCTGCCGCCGCAGCAACACTAGCCGCAACATGGCCCATACTGGCAATTATTGCGGTTATCGCATTGTTAGCAGCTGCATTTGCTTTCGTCTATGACGACATTATGAATTTTATCGACGGTAACGATTCCATGATTGGCCGTATTTTTGATGAATACCCGGGGTTGAAAGCCGTCATTTTACAGCTATTTGAGTCGTTTAAGATTTTCTTTAACTTCATCATTGATGTTGCAAAAGTGGTAGCAGACGTTGCTGTCGCTGCCTTTAACTTGATGATGGAAGGCGTCTCGAATTTTGTTACTGTGCTGAATGCCTTTATTGATGGTTTGAAAGGGTGGGGCGCGAAATTTGAGGGGGTATTTGACTCCGTATCAAATACTGTTGTGGATATTTTTAAATGGCTATGGACTCAAATTCAGCAATACCTTGGCTGGATCAATGACGGACTGGATGCCATTAAAAACGGCTGGAGTACGGTTAAAGGCTGGTTTGGCTTTGAAGATGCGGAAGTGACTCAGACGGTTGAGCGTAAAGTCTCTGCAGATGGAACAATCGAACACTCGATCCCTGAAACGCCAAAGTTATCTGAAGATGATACCGCCTTGCTTGTGAAAGGGCTTAACCAACAAATAACGGGCATGTCGACTAACCCGATGAATCCTGTCACTAGCCAAGCAATCAGTAATCAGTCCAGCACGACTAACGAAACCAATCTTTCAATTGGTGAAATAAAGGTTGAAACACAAGCGACGGATGCGCAGGGCATGGCTAACGGTACAAAAGATGCACTTCAATTACAGTTGCAAGATTTAGGGCACCAGACTAGCTCGGGGGTAAGCAAATGATCACCGAAGTTAAAATATTCAATGTGGATAATTTTACGACGTTATTTGAAACCGCAAGCCCGATTCAAATCAATGTCCGTGACGAGCATAAAGCGACGCAGTTTGCTGTTGAATCAGGCGAGACGCGTAGCGATCATGTCGTTGTTCAACCGGTTGAAATTGGTATGGACTTAATTCTCTCTGGCGAGATGAAAAATGCGTTTGAGCTTATGCAGCAAGCGTATGACAAACATCAATTAGTCGGCATTCAAACGCGCGTTAAAACCTATCAACCTATGTTGTTAGTGAATTTCTATCATGATGAAATTCCTGAAATGTCAGACGCGATTAAGTTGTCATTACGTTTCACTGAGTGGCGAACGGTCGAGCCGGAATATGGTGACTTGCCGCCACGTAAAGTCGCGAAAAAAGAGCAATCTAGCACTGTGAACCGCGGGAAGGTTCAGACTTCGACAGTGCCGGAGAAAAAGAAAAAATCGGCAGCCGCTAAGGTTGCTGATGGCGAATTTACACTAGGGGGATGGTAATGCAAGAGATCCCATTAAATGCAGTCCCTAACCAACGATTGCGGGTAAGCCTTGCCGATGATGAGTGGGAACTCACGATAAAAGCGGCGCGTAATGTCATGTGCTGCGACATTAAACGTAATGACGTAACTTTAATTCAAGGTATCCGCGTCATGCCCAATCAACCACTGATCCCCTATCGCTATTTATCCGGTACCGGCAATTTTGCATTCATCACAGACAACGACGAGTTGCCGTGGTGGAAGCAGTTCGGAAAGGCTCACTATCTTGTTTGGTGGGGTGACGATGATTGATTTACGCCGCATTAGAGTCGGTATTGAGGTAAATGGGCGACTGCAGTGGTATGAAGGCTTGCGAATAAAAGCCAATGGCACTAAGTATGCAAACCCATTACAGAATGAGTGTACAGTCAACATTGACGGTTTAAATGCGGATACGCGCAATATGCTGTTAACGGAAACCAGTCCATATGCAAAAAGTAAAACGCCGCACCGGTTAATCGTTGAAGCCGGTCGCGCCAGTACGGGAGTGTTTCGGATTTATGTCGGTGATATTGTCAGTGCTGAAATAGCATCCCCGCCGGATGTCACGCTGACATTAAAAGCCAAAACTAACAATGCCACCGCACGAGAAATGGTATCAACATCCGGCTCGGCAATAAGCAAGCTGAGTGATATTGCAAAGAATATCGCCCAAGATTGTCATGTGAAACTCGACTTTCAAGCCACGGATAAGAACATTGCCAACTGGTATTTTTGCGGGTCTGCACTTAAGCAAGTCGAAAAACTTCAAGAGGCTGGCAAGGTCAAAGCGTTTATTGACGATGATGTGTTGTATGTCAAAGATCAGGATAAAGCATTATCGGGTCGACTACGTATTTTAAACCAAAAATCAGGCATGGTAGGCATCCCTAAAGCCACCGAAAAAGGCGTTGATGTCACTTATCTTATTGATGCGGAGTCGTCGCTCGGCGGCATGCTACGCCTTGAGAGCAAGTTTAATCCCGCACTTAACGGCGATTACATTATTGAGCAGTTGAAGTTTGATATTGCTTCTCACGACGATCCTTTCTTTTACCAAGCGACATGTAAACGAGTCTAGTCTATGAACCAACCAAATAGTGATATTGCTAGCGAAGGCAGCTTGGCAGGGCAGCTCTCAGCTGCATTTCGTAATTTCCTGATGAACATTGATGACATGCTTCCGGCAACGGTGGTGAGTTATGACGACGACACCAATCGCGCCGTTATCAAACCGCTGGTCATGATGGTTTCTACTGAGGGGCAAAAGATGGGGCGAGCTGCGGTACCGAATATCCCTGTTTTTCGTTTCGGTGGCGGTGGTTTTTTTATTCGAATGCCGATTAAGCCGGGGGATTTCGGCTGGCTCAAAGCTAACGACCGAGACGTCAGTTTAGTTTTTCAGCGTGGCGGCTTAGAAGATGAACCCAATACCGCTCGTTTGCACACTTTCAGTGATGCCATGTTTTATCCCGATACGCTCAAAGGCTGGCTGATTGATGGAAAAAATGCCGATGCTTTAGTGATCCAATCCATGGATGGTTCTGTGTGCTTATCATTGCATGAAGATAAGGCTGTTTTAGATGCACCAAAATTTATCTCTAATGCCCCAGAAAATGAGTTTAACGGCAATGTGATTATCAATGGTAATCATGAGATTAATGGTAACAGTGACTCAAATGGCGGCACGATGAAACATAACGGGAAAGATATTGGTTCCACGCATAAACACGATGGTATTCAACGTGGTGATAGCAATACGGGAACACCGATATGAAGACATTTAACGTCAATGGTAATAACGACATCCACCTTGGCAATGATGGAAATTTGTCGATTGTGAGTGGTGAGCGGGCATCAGAAAAGCGCTGCGAACATTATGCCAAAGCATTACGCGGAGAAATGCTGCATAAGTTGGACTTGGGTATTCCGTATTGGAAAACCACATTTGGACGACAGGCTGATATTCCGCTGTTTGAATCCGCGTTTCGTGATCGCATGCGTGAGCTTGATGACGTGATATCTGTATTGTCTTTTTCGGCTTCATTAGCAGATAACACGCTGAAATACACTGCGGTGATCCAAACGATTTATGGGGAGATAACACTCAATGGCTGATTATCAATTTATTACCTCACAAGGGGTTATCGTTCCCGATACAAGCACATTACGTGATGATGTCGAAAACGAATATAGGAGCGTATTTGGTCAGGACTTAGATGTTAATCCTGAAACCCCTCAGGGTGCCCTGATCACAATGGAAGTCGAGAACAGGGACTCGGTCGCTCGCAACAATGCCGAATTAGCCAATCAAATTAACCCTGATTTAGCAGGAGGTATTTTTCTTGATGCAATCTGGGCGTTGATGGGCGGACAGCGTTTTGATGCAACACACTCATTTCTAACGCAGGTTAAGTTTAGCGGTGTTGCCGGTACCATTATTCCCAAAGGATCACAGGCAACGACGCGAGGCGGCGATATCTTTGAAACGACAAAGGTATTAATTCTTGGCAAAGATGGCACCACTACAGGTGATATGCGCTCTATTGATACTGGTCCTATCGAGTGTGGTGTTGGACAGCTTGATAAAGTAGCGAGTTCGGTGCTTGGCTGGGAAACAGTGAGTAACCCAACATCAGCGATATTAGGGCGGATTGAAGAATCTGACTTACATGCTAGACGCAGACGCAAGCAAACATTGGCAAGAAACACCGTGAGTGTTGGGGAGGCGATCACGTCGGCACTCTATGAGCTGGAAGGGGTACGCTCTTTAGCTTATAGAGAGAACTATGGCGACACACCGATTATTTTTGATGGGATCACTTTGGTACCACATAGCGTTTACGTTTGCGTTGAAGGGGGAGATAAGAATCAGATTGCTCAATCCTTACTGAGAACTAAAACACTCGGCGCGGCCTTTAACGGCAGTGAAGAGGTTGAAGTACTGGAGAAAATCAGCGGTCAAACGTACCCCGTGAAATTTGATAGAGCAAAAGAAATCGTGTTGTTTTGCCGGGTGACAGTAAAAAAAGCCACGGTGGATGCACAAACTATCATTCCAAAAGCGGTCGAGTCTTGGGCTAACGGTGATGTGGAGGGCGACGGTGGTTTAGTGGTTGGGCGTGATGTTTCTCCTTTTGAAATTTCAGCCGGTATTAACACTGTAGAGCCAAGACTGTTTATTACACGCGTGGAGCTTTCAACAGATGGTAAAGCGTGGTCCTCTGATAACTTCACGATAAAGCTGAATGAAGTGGCTCGTATAAAAGGCAGCGCTGTACAAGTGGTGATCGTATGAGCCAAGTGCAATTATTTGATTTTCATTCGGATTTATTAAAGGCGATACTTTGGCAATATGAAGATGCTGAAAACCTCAAGGCACTAGCAAAATACAAGTCAGATTACTTTGATAAGTCGACAGTACAGTTTTGGCGTAACTGGTACCGCGATGTTTTTAACATCGATACAGCGAATGATTTCGGGCTCAACATCTGGTCACGCATCCTTGATGTGCCTCTTGGGATTGACGTGCCGCCCAGCGATAAAACGAAAGTAGGGTTTGGTTTTGGTAAAAAGAAAGCCAATTTTAAAGCTAACTTTCGGCGTAACTCAGATTACACGTTGTCACTGACGGTGGAGCAAAAGCGGCTGATTATCCGCATGCGTTACTTCAATCTCACTCAAAGCCCCACAGTGACCAATATTAATGAGTTTCTGCGTCGATTTTTCTGGCAAGAAGACAGCAAAGTCTTTGTGTTAGATCCGCTAGACATGACTTACATGTACTACGTCTTCAACTACAACCCTGATGAACGCCTGAGACTCCTTTTAGAAAACTTCGACCTCATGCCTCGCCCATCGGGTGTTGGCGTCAAATATCGTATTGTGACGAAACAATCTTTCGGTCACGGAAAATTCCGCAAAAACTTCCTGAGCAGTAATTTCGGAGCATAAAAACAATGACTAAAATTTTTAAAATCCCCTTTGCAACACAAGGGGATCGAACTTCTATTCCCAACGAAGTACAAGCTGATGGCGCAGTGTCTTACACGCAAGGCTATGGATATGACTATGAGCGTGACCAAGTATCAGACCCTGCCGCTAAAGATATCGAACGTGAAAAAATGAATGGCATATTTCACGATATTACTGAAGCGGTGGGTGAGATCCAAAATTACGGTTTTCCTAAATGGGCAGAAGAGGGCAAGCCTTATCCTATTCGAGCCATTGTTTATCATAAAAACAAAGTGTGGCAGTCCAAAGTTGAGAATAATGAAATAGAGCCGGTTGCTGGTGCTCAGTGGATTGAATTAAAAGCAGATTTAACCGCAGGCGATATCAATGTTTATAACAAGACGGAATCGGATAAGCGTTTTCAGCCTTTGGGTAACTATCTACCTTCGGGATATAGCTATTCCAAGCAAGAATCTGACACCAATTTCCAGCCAAAGGGTAATTACGCGCCAGCTGGAAACTACGCATTAAAAGGTGAAAGTTACACCAAGGCAGAAGGGGATGGGCGATATCAGCCAAAAGGCAGTTATGCGCCTTCTGGTGATTATGCAACAAACGCAGCACTTAATAACGGCCTCAATACTAAACTCAATACCAGTAGTGTCGTTCAGGCAACGGGCACCTCGACAACAAACGTGATGAGCCAAAAAGCCGTTACCGATGCATTACAGAATGCAGTTAACCTGGATACTATTTACCCTATTGGTATTGTGGTGTGGTTTGCTCAAAACAAAAACCCGAATACCTTATTCCCTGGTACTAAATGGCAGTACATTGGTGAAAATAGAACCATTCGATTAGCGGCAGCGAGTGGTAACAATGTATTATCTACAGGAGGCTCAGACTCTGTCACATTAACGGAATCACAGATTCCTGCTCACAACCATAGCTTCTCAGCGACTACAAGCAGCTTTGATTATGGAACAAAGTCGACCAATATTACAGGAAGCCATACCCATCCTATTGCTTCCGATGTTCGTTCATTTTATGGCGATAGTAATCATATATCTTATCAGCCCGGTACGGGGAGGTCATCTGGAGCTGCAGGAGATCACTCACACAGTGTAGCAATTGGGGCGCATAGCCACACCGTATCAGGTACTACAGGAAATAAAGGCAGTGGTGGTGCAATTACAGTAACAAACGCCTATATAATGTTGATGGGGTGGTATCGAATTAGTTAACATGAGGCGACGGAAAATACATCTAGGGTTTAATGTGTACCCTAGATGTTTATTTATTTTAATTTACTCATCAAATATAAAATGAAATATTTAATTCCTTTTAATTTATTTCCTTGATTAAACATGTGCTTATACGCATATCGATATTGCATTGATGATTTTGGCTTTATCATCGCTTCGTTTTTCCATGGTGATTTTTCCATTGCATTCATAAATGGTGATGTGCTTGGATATTTGCTCCAGCTATTCCATGGTTTTGTTGCACCTATATAGTGAATAAAAATAGTTTCTTGTGTGACCGGATTGATAGTGTTCTTTTTTAATTCATAGTTAATACTAAACTGGGTATTGTATTTTTTATCAAGAAATAACACTTTTCCTGCGAGAGCTATATTTAAAGCATCTTGATCATAGTATGAGAATTTAGACTTAGCATCTTTATCTGATAATAACCCTATGGTTTTACTAGTTATATCATCACTATGCCACTTTTTGATATTGATTAGCATGACACCAGAGTTAAAGTAACCACCACTTATCTTCGGGCAATCTAATTCTTTAGCTCTTTTTTCCCATAGCTTGCTATCTCGGTCAGTAATTGCTGCACCCGCATAGCTAGCTAGATTCAGTTCGTTTAGCTCATTTAATCGCCCATTACAGATAATATCAGAGTCTAAATAAAGTACTTTGTCTTCTTTTTCAAAGAAAAAGTCGGCAATAATAAGCCTAAAATAAATAGCATTAGACCACAATTTATTGGTTGGTAGATTTTTTAAAGGGGCTGTATTTAATCTGTATACAGATATATTAGTGCCATAGTTTTCAGCTAAATCAGAAAATAATTTATTTTGCTCTAAACTTAAGTTATCTGTAAAAATATGGAAATTACATTTTATCTCATTGTTTTTCAACAATATGGATGCAATAGATACGCCTGTTCCAAACAAAAATTCCTCGTCAGCGCCATATGCAATGTTAAGAACATTCGATGATTCGTAATCATCGGTATTTCCAAAGGAAAATGATACTTTTTCTTTTACAATATCTTCAGGAAAAATCATTTATATATCCGATTGTTATAGTTAGTGTAGATAGATGCAATCTCTATTACTGAATTTATACTGACTCATTACACCCTGCACCATCCTTTTCCGCTACACACAAATAAAATTGCAGTCCAAGAAACCATAAGGAAGTCATAAGCTGTTTTTATTGATTTAATACTATCAAACAGTGATGTCATCTGAAAGTAAAAAGCCGTTGTAAAAAGCGGCTATCCTGTTGTGTTACATGAGCAACTTTCTTTTTTGCTCTTGAAATTCGTCATCTGTCAAAATGCCTTTTTCTTTCAACTCACCTAATTTCTCTAATTTTGATAATAAGTCATCATTATTGCTTGGTGTGTTATCTTGATGCTTACTTTGTGATGATTTATTTTTTTCAGATAAAATGATATCAACAAGAGGTTTAACAGAGTTTTTCTGTAATTTCCCTACTTCATAGATAGTTCCGGGGGTGTTAATTTTAATCTTACCGCCGCCCAACCCTGATGATGAATCAATGGAATTTATCCCTTCATAATTAACTGAAGAATAATCGATTTTACGATTAAATAAGCCAGTCTTCTTATGTAAGAATATGACTCTGCTATTTGTAGGAATGATTAACCAAATATTGGCACTTACAATTCCACCACACACGCAAAGCACATCTTCTTCTGAGTGCAACACTTCAGGTAACTTAGAAAAAATATCAAAAACGCCCATAGTCGGCTTATAACTTGTCAAAGCTGTTAGTTTTTCGAACGCATCTTTTAAGCTTTTTACATCGCAATTATTCAGTTTCATTATAATATCCCTTTCCTAAAAAATAGATTTGCAGAGCAAGTTATTACTGATTTGAATATTATCAGATCAGATTGATGACAAAAAGGATAACGCTCTGATAAATGATTTCCCATCAAACGACTCAAGACGGCAACCAT